TCGACCCCAGAGCGGTAGTTATGAATTGACAGGAGTTTCCCGCAATTTGACAGTGTTGCTTCAAGATATTTTCCAGCAAAATATCAAGTGTTATTAAACTAGCAATTCTTTTTTTGAATTACTCTTAGCAGCCAGAAATTATTTCAAATATCTTTAATTTGAATAACTCAAACCGCCCATACCGCTCATCACGCGGAGCACATTGTAGTTGGTCGCATAGACACGCACAGTGGAGGAGGTCGCAGGGCCAACAGAGTTGTTGGACACAACCAGGAGCAGTGTGGTGTTATCAATGCGAGACAAGTTGCATGTGCCACTGGGCTGGTGCTGCTCGGGCTGGAGAGCGAACGAGTACACATTGATACCAGTGGAAGGCACATTGGTGTGGTGCTGGAAAGGCTGGACCTCGTTGAAATAGCGGCCCTCGCGCACCTGGAACCGGTCGTGGCCATTGAGCTGGAGGAGCGCAGTGATCACAGGGTTCTTGCCGGCCATACCCTCCAGGCGAGTGTGGGAGTAGGGGGACTCCAGAACGGCGCGGTCCCACCAATCAGAGTAGTTGAAAGGCTGCTGGCCCTTCCATGGGTTGATGGTGGCATCATCGCATGTCACAAAGCTATCGCGCTGGACAACCCAGATGAGCTCCTTGCAAGGGTGGTTGAAGTTTAGCTTCAGCTTGTTGGACGCGGAGGTGATGGACTCACCGCCAGTGAACTGCAGGCACTCAATCAGGTACTCGTGGGAGACCTGGGCAAACTTGCGGCGCTCATCGGTGTCGAGGTAGATGTAGTCGACATAGAGAGAGGCGGCGACCAGGCCAGTGGAAGACACACGGTCGCGGACCGCGTGGACAGTTGTGGTCGAGTTGGGGGTGGCGTCCCAGCAGAGGTTGCGGATGTCCTCAAACTCGAGGTTGATGCGAACCTCGTGGTACTGGAGCGCAATCAGAGGGAGCGCCAGACCAGGGTTGCGGCAGAACCAGAACTGGAGAGGAATGTACAGGGTGTACTCAGGGGCGCAGTTGCCGCCCTCGGTCACCGCGTTGGGCTCACCAGATGAGCAGTCCGCATCGCAAGGCTCACCACCCTGCTGGATGATGTTGACGAGCTGGGGGACATTGCCAACCATCTTCGCATATCCGGCCTGCTTGCCGGCCTCCTGTGTGAGCTCATTCCAAATGTGGAGCCAGTCGCCGTAGTGCTTGTCAATACGCTGGCCACCGATCTCGAGCTCAATATTGTTAATAAGGTTGTGACCAACCCAGTTGAGCCAGCGGAACTGGGCACCAGTACCGTCAGTCGCGGCGAGGGCAACCTGGGGGAGAGTCGCCTGGAGGTAGATGCGGCTAATCAGATCACCATTGCGCTGAATGGTGCATGTCACGCGCTTACCAAAGTTGGGTGAACCATTGAAAGGGTTCTCAATGGACTCCATCGCGAAGTTGGTGTGGCGGCGGTACACCACCTTGAAGAAGGTAATCTGGGGATTACCGGTTAAGTAAACATCTTGGGCGCCATAAGCTACGAGCTGCATTAAACCACCACCTGTCATTTTGTCTTATATACCCTTGTTTAAGAAAATATTTTCAGCCGGAAGGGTTTTTTAAGCTTTTATAAATACTAAAATTCCGTCATTATTCCAATCTCCTGAAAAACGATTCTTATGTTCACCCTTTATATAATAGACAGATTCAAAAGGAATCAATAAATCACCTAACGCATCTTCATATTTTTGCGCATTATTACTCAAATATATATCTTCAATAAGAAGCATTCCTCCTGGGTTTAAGAACTCTGTTGCTTTCTTTACAACATTAATATGGCTCTCAAATACATGGTCTGAATCATCTAGAATGATATCATATGTTAATCCAATAGTTTCAAAACTTTTTTTAATACATTCTTCATCTTGAACATTTATAAAGTTTGTAACTACATTTGAGAATGGTACATTATTAATATGTTCTAATAAATTCATATCATAATCCATAGCAACTATTTTTGTTTCCTTACAGAAATACTCTCTCCACATTTTAACAGACCATCCACCTGCAATTCCAATTTCACAGAAAGTTAATGGCTTATTTCTCAGACGACCAAATAATAAAGAATAAATAGGTGTATAAGGATGTTTATGATAATGCTTAATAATATTATGCGGAGATTTATCGGACATATTTCCGAGATCACATAACTCTGTGTGTGATTCTTCCGAGTTAATAGTAAAAGTATGGATTCGAGGTCGGACCATTTAATATGAATATTAATAGAATATTTAGACCCATATAGAGCTCTAGTTATCGCTTAGGCTTAAATACAATAAAATTATTTATATTAACATGTCTTCTACCTTCAATCTATATGGAAAAGACGATTCGTCTACAATGTTCAAACTAAAACCAGTTAAACGAACAGCTCCAGAAGAGCGAACTACTCTTGATTTATACCATAAACACCAGTTTAATTCTATCAAGCACAAAGTTCAAGATATTTCTGGACTTCTTATGGAGCGAGCTGGAATTGAACATCTTATTGAAAATACAAACGATGAAATTCTTGTAGGGCAATACGAACAACGTCTCGAATTAGTTGAAAAAGAGATCTATAAATTAAGTAATGAACAACCAATTTATGATTATTTCTTAAAAACTGGTGATATCTTATTTGATTATTATGATTTACAGGAACGAATAGCATCTGGAGAGATAATTGATGCTCCTAAAAATAATAAAGCTAAACCTGGAAATATCTTGTCAGTCCTTACAGAGGCTGCTATTAAAGATGGCACAATGGAGGCAGAGGTTCCTACCATAAAGACACATGGATCTACAATACATGGGCGAGAGGCTCTTCTTGAACAATATCTCCAGATTGTTGATCCAAATTATATGAAGAAAGCTCAATCTGAGATTGATGAAACAACTGGTGATTGTAAGAACTGTGGAGAAGAGATGATTTTCTCTTCAAATGAAGCTGTATATAATTGCCCTGAATGCGGCAACCAAGAGTTTATTCTTATGGATAGCGATAGACCATCCTATAAGGATCCGCCTCGTGAAACAAGTTATTATGCCTATAAACGAATCAATCATTTTAATGAATTATTGGCACAGTTTCAAGCAAAGGAGAGCACAGAAATTCCTGCAGATGTTTTTGATAATATTCTGCTTGAACTAAAAAAAGAGCGAATAACTGATATGACTGGAATTAAGATTATTAAGCTTCGCGAAATTTTGCGAAAACTGAAGTATAATAAGTATTATGAACATATCCCTACAATTATTTATCGTCTTAATGGAAAAAATGCCCCAATAATGAGCCGAGAGACCGAAGAAAAGTTGCGCCATATGTTCAAGGAGATTCAGCCATCTTTCCAGAGGCACTGTCCAAAGACTCGTAGTAATTTTTTGTCATACCATTATGTCCTCTATAAATTCTGTGAATTGCTGGAACTAGATGAGTTTCTACCATGTTTCCCTCTGCTAAAAAATCGTGATAAACTCTATCAACAAGATAAGATCTGGCAGCTGATCTGTCAGGACATGGCCTGGGAGTTTATCCGTAGTATTTGATTTACATAGGTTTAAAAAAAACTTTAATTATTCATATTATTAATACTATGAGTAGTGATTGGATAGATAACATCATATCAGCTTGGACAGGTCATAGAAAATTTGCAGAATGGCTAGTTCAAACTGTAAAGCCAACTACCATTGTTGAGTTAGGAGTTGATTATGGATTTAGTACATTTGTCTTTGCTAATGCCTTACAGGGCAGTTCAGGAACAATTTATGGAATTGATCTATTTCAAGGTGATATTCATACTGGATTTCGAGACACTTCTTCAACAGTGACAGACAAAATCACTGAACATAATCTTACAAATATTAAGATTATCAAAGGCGAGTTTACAGAAGTGTCTAAAACCTGGACAACTCCTATTGATGTTTTACATATTGATGGTCTTCATACATTTGAAGCAGTTAAAACCGATTTTCTAAATTGGGCACCATTTGTAAAAAATTCAGGCATAATATTATTCCATGATATTACTGCATTTGCTGAGATTCAACATTTCTTTAGAATTTTATCAGGTGGGCGCAAATTATATTTTACTCATTCTGCAGGACTTGGTATCTTAACACAAAATGAAGAGCTTGCGAACTTAATAGTAAGTACATTCAATAATGTAAATGATTTTGTAGTTACACCTTTATAATCTTAACCATATACCAGATACCCTTTCTTTGTCTGAATGCATCCAGTGAGCCAGCCAAAACCATCTCTCTCTCCTGGAAATACCTGAAACCCATTTTCGCCCAAGAAACGATGAAATTCCCACATATTCCTTCCTTCATCACTTATAAGGGCATCAGATGCTTTATTAATAGCATTTTTAATAATAATATTATAATAGTCATGTTTAATATTATTAAGATTTATATCTTCATCATTAACTAATTCAGAATTGTCAATATCTCGTAAAATATCCAAGAGCTCATGCGCACTCTTCTCTTTTTCTTTCTCATTTAAAACACGAATCTCTTTTACAATATTTAGTTGAATTGTTTTTAATTTTTGAATTAGTTCCAAATTTGTATCCTTGTATTGATGAATAATATTAAGAATATCACGCATTAATTCATATTGAGCATCATATGCTTCAAAGGTTTTTGCCATTTTTTTTGAGGTATCTTGAGGAATTATAGCCAATCAATTTTTTTAGAAAAGGTCAAACATGTCCATTGCGTCTCCCAAATCTCCTAAACCAACTATAAAACTCATGGATGATAATAATATAACACCGCCAATAATAGCTAATACAAGACCAAAATAGTATTTCATAGTTTTATCACCATTTTTATCATTTCCATCATTTATAAGGGCTATGCCAGGTAAAAGAAATGCTAGGCCAAGAGCTATAGCAATTATACGAACAGCCATATAGCCAAGTGATGCTCCGAAACTGAATTTGAATGCATCTTTAATTGCGCCCATTATGTTCTCTATTATTTATGTTTTTTTTGAAAATCTAGAAGATTCTCAGAAAAAGAATGAATATTAACTATCTAACTATAAGGGCCCACTATCTAACCGCGCATGGGGAAACCTACAAGGTTAGCACCGAGACCGAAGCCGGCACCCTGGCGAGCCGTAACGCCAACAGAGGGAGCAAACACATCCAGAATAGCGAACACCGCCGCCGCGAGGAGCGCAAGAGACGCGATCTCATCTAGGGGGAGCGCCTTGCGAGGGATGAAGACCGCCGCTGCCGCAATGGCAAGACCCTCAATTAAATACTTAATAGCACGAGTAACCATTTCACCGAAATAACCGTCCATTTATGCTTATATTTATAAGAAAGAAAATAAGTGCGTAAAGACTTCACATATTAATTCATATATTACAGCAAATGAGCTCTAAGTCTCTAGATGATAATGTTGACTTCCTTACAGAGGATCAGGAGATTCCTGGTCAGAAGTTTGTCCTCCTCTCATTTCTTTCACCGGAGAAGGTTCTAGCGAAGAAGGATCTCTTCTTTTTCGAGAAGTTTCTCGCTGACTATGAGATTAACTGGAAGACCAAGAATCTAGAGAAGTATCTGGCGGAGACTGTAATTGGTATTAAGAAGACACTAGAAGCAGAGGCGGTTCGCCTTGAGGCTCTAGATATTAGCGGAGCATCACTCCAGTGTCGTGAGTCTGCGAAAGCGCTTCATATTGAGGATATCTTGGATACATACCATACATATATTAAGAAGAATCAGAAGGAGCTCAGCACAACTGTTCTGAAGGAAGCATATGATGATTTTCTCTATCGTCGCCAGAAGGAACTTGAGGATGCCTTCTATACAAAGAATAACTTCCAGACCAGTATGCGCGGTCTGAAGGTTCGTGGTGTATGGGGCACTGCTGAGGAGGCCACTGCTCGTGCGAAGAAGCTCCAGCGTGCCGACCAGCGCCACAATATTCTTCTTGGTGAGGTCGGTAAGTGGCTCCCATGGGACCCATCTCCTCATGAGATCCTAGAACAGGAGTATGCCGAAGAGCAACTGAATACTCTCATGAAGAATTATAATAAGAATGAGGAGGACCGTGAGGAGTTCTACCGTCAGAATCCCAGCGCAAAGACAGCCAAGAATGAGAAGTCGGTTTTCAATATGTCCCTACAGCCTGAGGAGGCGGCTGCCAAGGCAACAAACTCTATCTTTGAGGGGCCTGCTGATCTAGCCCTTCAGCGCAAGATGGAAGCCGCTGCGAAGATCACTGATAATGCGTAAATAACATCATAAAAATACTAAATTTAGGATTGAATACTACTAAATTTAGAATTTGATTAGCGCTCTCCTCCCATTCTAAACGCGTGGATAAATAGAAGTACACTTCTCCTGTTGGCAGAAGTACCCTTCAGGACAAGGCTTCGCATAATCCTTACAGGACATATCCATGAATCCAGCTAAACCAGAACTACTTGGGCTATAGGAACCAAGCATACTCTTTGTAAGGGGTAACAGAGCAATAAGAAGGACAAATACCATCGCGAGACCTAGCAGGCTATATTTAGCTAAACTGCGCGCCATTTCTTCTTCTTAGGAAGGAGATTTCTAACGCACTTCACCCGGAGGCATTTAACTCCATCGTTTATCACAATGGCTATTATGTCCTCCATAACAATAATCACCATTTGGAATACAACAAGTAGCGTCATGTTGTTCTTTCCCTGTTGAAGCCTTTATGCCAGTAGCAGCATTATAATAAGGACCACAGAACTTCTTACCACATTGCCAACACCAAGAGTTACCGCACCCAGCGCCCAATATAAAACGATCCTTTGTCAGGCCACACGCAAAAATATAATTACAAGCATCATCTTTTAGACACCATCTCTGGCACCAGGGACATTGTTTTGCATCAGATGACATTTCAGAGTCTAAATATTTAGTATATATATCTTATTTAGACTAATGAATATTGATATTCTTAAAAGAACCCTTATAGAGAATGAGATTGAAGAGCTCGGAATTCCATATCTAGGGGATTTATATGATAAGATTTTTCAGATTGCTGTATGGGCAACTCAAAGTAATCCTAAAAGACCGAGACAACTCTGGTTTGGTTATACTGAAGCGCAGAAGCTACAGGCAGGTATTCCTGCTGATGCTCGATGCCGCATTATACCCATGCTACCTGAACGAGTTCAACTCTGGATGGACTGTGGGCCATTTGATGCGCTTTTGTTGGCAGCATCTCATAATCCAAATGCAACACTAGGAGCTTTTTGGAAGATGCGTGGTGAATATAGAAATACTGATTTTGGTCAATGGAAACTCTGGATCTGGAAATCAAATAGATCAGCACTGAAACTATTTGCACTTGACCATCACCCTTCTGTTATTTTTTATGCGAAAAGAATTTTGCGTCCACTTGGAATTCGTGTTGATTTTACATGGCTTGCCGATCGGCGCCCTCCTATTAATGATGCAATTCCATCTCAGGAACCGCCTTTTATGAATTCTCCAACAATTTATGACACTCCTTATGATATGCCACTCGATTTTGGATTTAAGTCGCGGATTCTTGCTGCTAAATATGATGGCGTATTAACATCACATTCCCTTGTTACTACATATCGTTTAAAGGATCTTGGTCTTCCACATTTTCATATTAATTCAACACGATTCGGAAATGGTTGGATTACAAATACTCCTAAACATGAATATTTAGTTGAAGAGATTAATAAATTATTTCAGGCAAATCGTCTAAAGGTAATTAGCAATAATCTCGGAGACCAGAAATACTTAAAATCATATTTCCCAAATATTAGTGCTGAAAAGGCGCCATATATCCCCTCACTATGTGAAAGTCCATATCGTATTCGAGCAAAAAGCCCAGAAATTGCTCGATTCTTAGTTTGGGATCCTCGTCAAGTTCTTATTAAGGAAAATACTTCCATGTTTATGAAGGATCTCTATCTTCGATTATACACACAATATGGACAAATTATTGAATCACAAGCTATATTAATTTCACAAAGAGGCGACTATTTGCCTGAAGGTTATCTTGATTCTTACACCGCTATTATTCATATCCCTTACAATATAAGTACTATGTCTATTTTTGAACAAACTGGTGCATCTATTCCAATCTGGGTCCCAAGCCAACAACTTCTTAAAAAACTTTGGTCCAATCTAAATGAACCGAATGAGTTATCATGGACAGTATTTGATGAAGATGTCATAAATAAAAATGAGTGGGAAAATGGCAGAGATCCTACAATAATTGACAGATGGATTAAGAATGCCGATTACTATCAGGGTAATATGAAATCTATAATAACATTTGATAGTATTGAGGATATTGCTGGGCGTATCTTAAGTGTAAATTATAATCAATTAATCAAAGAAGCAAATGCAGTATCTCAAGCAATTCGTGAGGATGTGACTCAGGAATGGGAATCTATATTTCGCTAGTACTTCCGAATCTGAATAGCAGGACCCTTCAGCTTCTTTGCTGAATTTGGGTCATATTGATTCACTCCATCATCTTCACCATTTCGCAGATTTTGTTGAGAGAACTTCCAGAGCTCTGGTGCGCCAATCTTAAAGTCTGGATGAATTTCTGCCTTATACCAATATACTGTATCTTCTAACTTTGAACTTTGTGTTGTATTATCAATAATGATACATCCATAATCCTCTGTACATTGATCCATCATCTGGCAGAAGAACTCAAACGATGGGAACGCCGACGCATAATTATCATAAATGCGCTTTCTATTACTTATATAGGGCTCTCGCAAAATAAACACATAATCTACATTTGTTCGCAAAGAAGGCTGAATACCAAGAGGATACTGCATAGTAATAATAAAAAATACCTTCAGCCAACGACCATTCATAAAAAGATAGCGAATATTCTTGTCATGTGTCCAACTGTCATCGTACATACAGTCATCTAAAATTAAGAAAGATCGCGGATCTCTCTTTGAAACAACTCCAACAGCAATATCTTCTTGAATCTTCTTCATAATTTGCTTCTGGCGTTTTACATAGTTCTCAAGAATTACAGGAGACATCTCTCCGTGAATAAAAATCGGGGGAATCATTTTTCCATAATAACTATTACTCTCTTCTGTTCCACTGATAACTGTTCCAAGAGGCATATTCTGGTGATGAAAGAGTAAGTCCCTTACAAGTGTTGATTTACCAGTGCGACGGCGTCCAATGAAAATACAAACAGCATCTTGTTGAATCTTTTTCATGTCGAACTTCTTGATGCCAACCTCAAGTTTTGTCGTAGCCATAATTAACTATTTATTATATATTTTCAAAAGGGATTACGCTTACGCGTCTTTAGTCTATATATTAACTCAAAATCCTAAAACAGAAGTTCCATGGTAAGAAATAAAAAGAAGGGGACGCAGACAACAAATATGAAGGATTCCGGGTTTCAGAGGGCTCGCGTCAATATTAATAATTTAAATATTCCTTCAAAAGTCCTTGAAGAATTAAGTAAATCTTATAGCCAATTTCAGGCATATTTTCCACTCTTAGAACGGTTTCGTGGTACAGCCCCCATATCCTATAATTCTGGATTAGTTGCTACTACACCTTTCCCTGAAGGCGATGATGACAATGTATATGTTAAAGTAATTCATTTGTTAAACCCTACAGATTGGATTCAAGGAAACTATTCATTTCCGAAAGATGTTTCTATGCCAGGTATTCAAGATAGCTGGGGCACTGTTGTTGATAAATTACAGTGTGAAGAGAACCAAGCATATATTGATGCCCTTTCAGTAAGTCTCTTAAGTCAATTATCTGAACAGAATCTATCTCCGCATTTTATTAGATATTATGGGGCTATATGCGCAAAGGCCGAGAAATACTGTTATAATATGAACGATGACTATCAAAGTTATAGAAATACAAAATGGTTCTGGAAACACTATGAAAGTAACCAGTTTAAAATACGGATTTTTTCTGATGAAAAAAAACGATTTTTGAATGATGATGAGGTGGCTCCTTTTTTGTTGAAACCAGATGAAGCAGATCTAATAGATGATGACGACGATGAAGAAGAGATTCTTGATGAAATTGGTAATAATAATGAAAATGCAGACCGAGAGGTTGAACTAGAATCTGTAGGATCATTTAGCACAAATTCGGGGTCAGTTCAATCAATACTTCGTATAAGCCCTTCAAATCAGACCCTACAGAGTGGGAGCGAAGCCAGTAGTGAAATGGACGGTTATGATATTTTTGCGGAGTTCAAAGGTATGCCTGTTATGTTAATATTTATGGAGAAGATGGAGGAATCAGTGGATAGTCTTCTCGGGGATGATACATATGATGAGAATAAATGGACAGCATGGATATGGCAGATTATTTGCGCATTAATTCAGGCATTCAGTTTTGTTGAATTATATCATAATGATTTACATGGAAATAATATATTATATTCAACTACAACTGAAGAATTTATATATTATCGCACAAAAGATAATCAGGTGTGGCGAGTTCCTACATTTGGAAAGATATTTCGTATTATTGATTTTGGGCGTGCTATCCTAAGAGCTGAGAATCAATTAATTATAAGTGACGATTTCCATGAAGGAAATGACGCAGCTGGTCAATATAATTTTGGGTCTATTCGCGATCCTAAGGAGCCGGCAATACCACCGAATCAGTCATTTGATTTGGCGCGCTTAGCTGTCAGTATATTTGATACTCTTTTTGAGGAGACACCAGCTCCTAAAGGGTCAGGAGCTGTGCTAAGTAAAGAAGGCAATTGGATTGTCAAAGAAACAGTCTCACCTCTTTATAATCTTCTTTGGACCTGGATGCTTGATATTAAAGGCAGAAATATTCTAAAGAGTGAAGACGGTGAAGAACGCTATCCTGGTTTTGATTTATATAAGCATATTGCTGCAAATTGTAAGAATGCTGTGCCAAAGGATCAGCTTCGTAAACCAATATTTGAGAAGTTCAAATATACTGGGATTGTTCCAGAAGGTGTGACAATATATCCATTATTTATATAAACTATTCCTATTATTTTTGTAAATTTAGTTTCTATTAGACTCTAAATTTAGAAAATTATCTTCTAGTTCCCTAAAATGAAGGAGGCCCTACATGAAGGTCTAGGTCCCCTGTAGGACTGCCACCACCGCCACCACTGCTAACACCCATAGGTGAAGCAATAGTAGATGCAACAGATTCCATCATTTCTCCAATTGAGCTAAATGACTCTGGCACAAACATCCATGCAAGAGAAGTGAGAATAACACCTATAAGGAAATCTCGTAGAACACTCTTAATATTAATTGTATTACCATCGGATTGTGTAGCATAATTCGCAGCAGCTCCAATACCTGCAATAAAAGACGCGCCTAATAGGAGGACAATTGCCGCCGTAGGTGTAAATAGATCTGACATTACTTCTGAGGCTTACAAAAAAAACACGAAAAAAACTGCGCTATCTCAACATATATATTGAGCTATTCAGTGATCTATAACTCTTCATACTGTAAGGGACTTGCTGAACGTGATGGCGCATCAAGATCTTCAAAATCTGTTGTTGATAAATTTTGTATCTCTTCTAAAATGCGGATACTATCATTTATATCATCATCCTCGCCGGTTTTAGGTTCATATACAATTTCAGTATTATTTGGATTATTTGGACTATATACTGTATCATAATCATTAAAATGAACTGATTGTTCAGTATCAACCACAATTGTTTGTTGTGGCTGTGGTGGTGTTGGTACAACTGGCTCGGGTGTTGGGGTTGGTGTTGGGGTTGGTGTTGGTGTTGGTGTTGGGGTCGTTATAATTGGCTCAGGTGTTGGGATCGTTACAACTGGCTCAGGTGTTGGTGCCACTGGCTCAGGTGTTGCTACTATTGGCTCAGGTGTTGGTATTGGTGCCACTGGTTCAGGTGTTGGTGCTACTGGTGCCTCAGCAGCCTCCTCCTCTTTTATTGCAGCAGCAACCTCCTTTTCTTCATTTTCATCTGGTTCAGCTAAATAATCGCGTAGTAAGCTCTTTACGGGCAATAAGCTCCTCACAGCCTGCTGTACGCAGTCATGTAGCAAACCCTCCAATTGCCGTAAATTCTTCTGTCTATCAAGCGATGATTGCCCATCAGCAAATAAATACACAGACCCCCAAATGCGTCGCGCCGACTCAGAAAGAGTTCGGTGAAGGAAGTGCTCAATCTTCGGAACAGTTATCTGTATAGACTTATTTTTGGATGTAAGACGAATAGCTGAAAGAACCTTTGTATGCGCAATAAATACCGCAGTTAAAAGCTCTTCTAGATAATCACAGCTACACTCCTCTTGGATTTTTGTAGTCTCTCGCCCAACCTTGTCAATATTCCAATCTGGAATCTGACTTAGTAAGTCCTGAAAAGCCTTCAACTGCTTCTTCTTATCGGGCTCCTCAGTCTTAGCAGTCTCCAACAAATTTAAAAAAAATTTCTGAAGAGGGGTCGCTAGAAAAATACATAATTGCTTTGTATATTCTCCCTTGGCTTCCGCATATACTGAAATCGCACCGTCTTCCATGTCGGGTTATATCTAGAAATGAAATTGATTATAGGATGCTTATTCAACCGCATTCAATATGGAGAGGTTTCAAACCGCATCTAAAACTGCTAATGCCAAAAGAGCCCAGATTGATCGACCTGTGCCCCATGCTCGTCTATACATATCTCTCTTCAGCGGATCCAATCTCTGAAGAACCTTTTCTAGCAAAATCGCCGGATCCAAAGACTGTATTCGTGCCTTCTGTACTCCCCTTATAGGGTCCGCTAATACTTCATTTATCCATTTCTCTTCCATATCTCGAGTAACTAGAATAGAATCACGCACTTTTTTTGGAAGTTTTGTGAATTGTTCATCATGTTGGACGCTCCTCCACGATTTATTTGCTAATGGAAGGTCAAAATATATAGTTATACACCGTGATTTAATTGGCGAACTAATTCTTGTTTCATCCCGAGTTTCTAGAATAAATTCCACATGTTTTGAACAGGTTTCAATAATTCTGCGTAAGAATGCCTGAGCCTCTGGTGTTAGGACATCAGCACCCTCAATCCATACAATTGTTGGCTCTGATGCGCGGTGCATCGCAAATAGAAGTGGTCGTCCATCTCTAAATGAACGGTCAATCCGAGCATGAATTCTTAGAATCCGTGCCCCGGATTTTTTTGCTCTTTCTTGAACCCAATGGCTTTTACCAGATCCTGGAGGACCAACTAACCACCATGCAGGTTTAGGAGTCTGCATATTCCATAAATTTGGCAGCCTCTTGAATTTAGGCTCTTGTTTATCGTCTCAGATTAGCTTCATCTATAAGGGCATTCTTACGCAGACTCTGATTAAGAGGGTTGTTCTCCAGAGAGGCTACCATATCAGGACTAAATCGTTCAGCACTCACATCCAGATGAAGAGGTGCACGATACTTCACATACCCTAAATCCCCTACCCCTGGGGGCAGACCTTCCACACGATTAATTGCATTTGCGCGATCATTAATATTATCAGTGTCTAATCGCCGAGTTGTCTGATGAATTTCTCCTGTAAAGATTGCGCTTCCACCAGCTCCAGCAATTGGCTTACGACCTTTCGCAATCTGCTCCTTACCAGAATTAGTTCTCATATTATATGCGAACTGCTTATCCATATCACTGAGTGAGGCAGACATAGGAGCACCAGTATATGACCGACTACTTAGCTGAGACTTCTGTGTGGGCCGCGCAATATCATCAGGATCATACACTGTAAGTCTCGCTGGCGCACCATTTGGCCCAGCAATACCAAGCATATTCCAATTTATTGTGGACTCTTTTACAGTTGTGCGAGCAATATCATTGGGATCCCATACAGTAATAGCAGGCGCAGCTGACCCAGCATAACCAACCGGTGTGCCACTCTGACGAATATTACCAATCGTTTCACCTCTCCGTGTAGGGCGTGCAGGATCCTCAAAGTGAATAGTTGTTGCACCTTGACCATCTTGACCTGGAGCAGCATTGAGCCCCATTGTGCGATCAGTAGTTGCTAGACGTTCATTTGGCTTATTCTCATACGAACCACGCCCATAATCTGCCTCAGGAGCATCCACATCATTTGTAAAATATTCTGTCATATTTGCATTTCGGAATCCTGCCCCACCATACTGTTGAGCCATTGGTGATCGATAGGCTCCACTCACATAGCTCTGACCATAATCCTGTGAGGCTCCAGAAGGAAAATATTCAGTAGATGTTTCAGGACGGCTTGTGTGGGGAAGAACCTGAACAGGGCGAGTAGCTTCCTTAAAGGTGCCAGTTCCTGTTGGCACAGATCCATATGTTACACCAGTATCATCAATATAAAATCTGTCTGGGCGATGCTTACGAACTTCGCCTAGATTATTGAGCTCAGCGGACTTACCAATATAATGTTGACCAGGCACTGCTACTCCCTCATAGGTAAGTTTGGGTTTATTTGAAACACGCAACTCATCGGTTGTCTTCATACCCTTTTGCATAATCTCATTCACTTCAAGCTGTTGGAATCCACCCTTGCCTGTGGATCCAAACTTCTCGCCGACACCAGAACTTACACGCACAGGTTCAAAAGGGCGCTCGCCAGCACGATTGCGGGGCTCATTAATACGGCTCTGAACAAAATCCGTAGCTGATTCAAGACCGAAGGGATTACCATAGGGGGCTTGTCCATCTTTGAACATATTCTCAACTTCTTGTTTCTTAATCTGATTGATTCCTGACCCTGTGAAAGAATCTAGCCGGTCTGTATTAGCACTGGCTCTTACATTCTGTTTTACGCGACCTCCAAAAAAAGGTACCATATTGTTATGACGAAATTCAGAAGAGGCTACCTTTTCACCACTCAAAGGGCTTACAATATAACCTTGACCTGTATATACTGGGTCAGCCTCTATACCAGCAGGATTTAATTGAACTTGCGCTGTAGAATCCTCAAGTGGAGATGGAGCAGGAGCTCTAGGTGCTACTGTTGGCGCTTTTGTCGCATAACCAACTGGCATACCATAGGGACCGGGATTAGGTTCTGAGGCATAGAGGTTACCATGTGGGGCCTTATACATCATATCAAGCTCGCCTGGGGCTCCTCTAGCTGAGGCACCTTTCGGAGAAGTTGCTAGAGGCTTATTTACTGGACCGCGAGGCACAGCATTATCTTGAACTTGACCATTTACAGCGGACGAAAATCCTTCTTTAGTTGTATTAGGCTTTAGTTTGGAGACAGCATATCCAAGGCCCATTAATCCTAAAAGAATACCAGCAGGCTCCATTATCTATAAAGATCGTTAGACGATTCTAAATGCTAGAATTGCCATGAGTGAATATAAAAATGAATATAATTCTAATTTATATTTACAAGGTGGCAAATTTATGTTGAGTCGCGTCCAATATGAGTTTTACATTTTTCTTTATCAAGCTGTCGTGATGGAATGAAAAAGTCGAATGGTGTCTCAAATGTCTGCTGAGGATCATGAGGAAGAGAGACCCAGCGATTCCATCCAGTTGCGCGGAGTGTGCAAGGAGGATTTGTTAATTTATTAAAGACCTGTGCTTGAGACTCATCTTGTGCTGAGGCATAATGTGTCTTATTAAGGACATTTGTACGAGGATCGTATAATTCTGTATCACACTTCACACGAGAACTTAGGCGATTACGACCTTGTAGGTCAGATTCAACATCTGTGCGCCATTGACCTGATACCCAACTTTGCCCTGATTTCTGTAAACGGGTTGTAGGTTCTATTACAAATGTCGTAGGACAGTTGTGATTTGGCACATTTAAATAATATCGTGCCGCATATGAAGTTATTCTCATATCATCAGCTTGATGAAACTCATCAAACCGAGGCCTTGTTAATGCCTGTTGTTGGGGCAGACACGACATCTCTAAAGATATATTTTACTTTCTAGAGGAGCATCTGCGACTCTTCTTAGAAGCGCGAGAGCGTCTACGAGTCTTTCTGGAGGCGCGAGAGCGTCTATGAGTGCGTCTTCTTCTCCCACCACCTTGCACTATTTTAAGTAATTCAGTAATCTGTTCTCTTATTACATCTTCATCCATACCTTCTAAGTCAGCTTCATCTCCTCCAAGAGTTTTATAATATTCAACTAATTCTTCATGTGATTTGCTATTTAAGTTATTATTGGCTGGTGAGGCTACTGCTTCTGCTGCTGGGACTATATCCTTCGTCATATTAACATAAGTATTATTTCTTCCATTAGTCATATTAACATTTGTATTATATCTTCCAGGTTGACTATTATTAACTTGCATCATATAACTCATCTTATGAAATAATCTACCATATAGATAGATTGTAAATGGCCGCTACACAAGGATATGATGTTAAAATGGCATATAAATTTCCTCAGGGAACATCTATACAAAGTCTAAACGCGTTATTTAATAAACCGGGTGTATCAAACTATTCTGCTAAAGCTTCTTCTACCGGCATAGGCACTCGTAGAAGAGCTGCAACAGGCGGCCAAGTATATGTTACGGCCACTATACATTATCCCCACCCTTTACTTGATATTGAAAGAGAGATTGAGACACATTTAGGAAAGTTTGGACAGGTCAATTTACGAAAGAAAAACCTAACAGATTATGATTCTGTTGTTAATAGTACAGGTATACAAAATCTTACAACAAATACCGCTGTAAATGATATTGCTGCCTTATTTGGCAATGTTAAAATGTTTGGAGGAAAACGCAGAAAAGCGCGGAAGACACGGAAGGCCAATAAGCGCAGACATTAGATTTCCCTTATATGTAGTATGGTGGCTAAGACACGCAAAGCAAGAAAAGGACCATCTGAATCTGCTTCAGACTTCCCAGAAGGAACAATTAAACAAGGAAATGATAAACAAAATTGGGTGATTAAAAAGGTATCCAATGGCTCACAGCGATGGATGCCTTATAATTCAACTGAACTATTTGGTTATAAACGCCTTACAGTAGATTATTTAGCAAAACATATTGGTAGCACAATTACTGTTTATGAACGGGAATATGAGGATACTTGGCCTAAAAACTTTCCTAAAGGAACCTCATCTATTCATAAATTTACTCCAACTGGTAATGCTCTTTTAGGGAAGAAAGTTCTTGAAGGCTGGTTAAAAACACAATCTCCTCAAATAAAAAATAATACTATGTTTTTTATTGAGTGTAGAGAAGATTGTCAGCCTCTTCAAGTAGATTCTAAAAATAAAACCTTGGTAAGTTCTAACCTCTTGAATATTGAGGCATTTGTGAAGGTATAGTCTGAAAATCCGAATCAATCTAAAAATACAATTGTACCAATATTATTTTTAGATAAATGTTGCTAGAGTCTCAATACTTGTGCATATTCTGCGCAAAACAAGGGTCGGCTTTCAATGGCTCAGGTGCCATAACTGTAGGATAGCCCCACATCTGATAACTCGGTAAATGTTGAGGAGTTGTATCAATCTTAATATCATTCTTCCGATTCTTCCGTTCAATTGTATTTATTTGTGCTCCAACCATCTGGTGTTTAAATGTATCACACCGTGTCGCATGTCGTGTAATACCCTTCAAATCCGATTCAAGGTCAGTAATATTTCCTTTTGGCAAACTCACTTCATTTCCTCCCACTACACCAAGAGTATGTCTCATAGGTTTCGCCGCCACATAACTAAATTTACTTTCATCGTATGCCTGTGGGTTTTCATTACGAACCCAATCAGGTTGTTGTAGAATTGAATCTCCTGTTATATCCATTACGAATGACTGCTACCATCGGGTTAGCAATTAATATCACGAATGTATTGGCGGCTGGGGATTCCACCGCGAATCCAGCCGGGTTGAGCAACCTCAGGTATAAGATTTGATGGCTTCTGAATATTGGCCTGCATAGAAGGAATCAAAGGATCAAATACATTGAGCTGCTGTTCAGAGATAGTTCCACAATCGGCTCCAGTGCGAACCTGTTCAGAATGTAGAAGCAGACTCTCTAGATCGGGGTTGCCTCGTCCACCAGCCATATAAGGAACTGTTAAGAAGGGGCGAGACTGGTTGCGAGTACTACACTTATTAGACTTGAAAGCGGGCTGATTACGGAGAACCGAATCCGCATCAATCTGCATATTATTATAACCATAGCCTTCACGAGGATATGTCGTAACTGCCCCTGCTGCTAAAGGATTCACTTCGCGAGCGCTTGGAACTAAATTTGTAACAGCATAACGACCTGGCCCCACAGATTGCTTGTAATATTGCTGAACACCACAGAGATCGTCTTTAGTGCTTGATAATCGATTAATTTCCATGGCTGGTAGAAAACCTTCTAATCACCAGTGAATATAAAAGTTAGAGCTTTATTAGGAATATGAGCTCATCCCTAGCAAATCTCTTTTGCCGTTGTATCAAAAAAGTTCGCAGAACAGTGCGTGTTCGTGGTAGTAGAGCGCGTGAATCTGCGGCCATCGCAATCTGCACAAAGTCTGTTCTCGGAAGCCGCCGAAAAACCTTGAAGAAGTTCTCTTGTTCTCCTCCACGCCTTCAGACGCGCCGCATTCATAAGTAAATTTTTAATTAGGTCCCTTATGGGAACGCTAATAATTAATTCCAAAGTTAAGCCACAAGGTGGTTTTAATTTTGGAATTAAATAGTACAGGGATTATGTTGAAATTTTATTGTCTATCGGTCACTATTTAACCATGGAATAGGGCCGCCATCTGTGCCAGCTAAACATGCCTCACGACCACCCTCCTTACAGGTCTTGCCAGGAATCTTATAGAGCCAATCCTGGAAGGTTCCACGGTCACTTGGCACACTTGTTGAAGGCATTGTGTAGAATTGTCTCTGTGATTGGGAGCGACCAAACACATCTGTAGGGTCACTGAACCACTGTATGCGGAAAAAATCATCTAACTGTGTTTTTACAAGTGGATCATCAATATTAGCAGCTGGTGGGCGCGAAGGATTATACTTCAACTCATTAATAAGAACATTCATGAAAGGATTCTTCGGATTTGGTGTTGTCTCTTTAGCTTGCTCTGGCTTAGGAGGCTCTTGAGGGGGAGCCTGAACCGGAGCAGAGGACCTTACAAGGTCTGCTTGAAAACCTTCATTTGACCAAGGTGCTCCGATTGTCGTATATAATGATGGCCCATATAATGCTGTAATTAGAACAAATCCAAATACAAACATATTTGTATCATAAACTATTGTAAAAATAGCACATGTCCCCATTATAACAAGCATACCCCTTATAAAAGCATTAATTGCATTAGATGAGCATACTATACTAGGTGCTAAACTTGCTTTTAAGAGGGATGTAGGTTTAACCCAAAATGGAGATTCACATTCCTCAGCATAGGGCATTTTGAGGACCTCCTTACTAACTGATAGCGTCAATTTACTTTTTATTGCCTCCATTCTTTTTGGCTGCTAGGCGGGCCTTCAGACGGTCACGAACAATATTTCTACGAGCATCTCCCTCGCGACCATTCTCGCGCATAAGGTCAGGATCCTCAGCAGCTCCGAATCCGTCCTTCAAACTTGTTAGAAGTTCCATGAAGGCTGGATTATTTGTAAATTCCTTCATCATCTCTTCAGCCTCCTTTGCAATCTCTTGTGGTTTGAATTCACCACGCCGTATCTTGTCTTGTAGGCGCTTCATAATTCGCTTTAGTACACCCTGTAGCGATTCAGGTCTCTTTGTATAAATTTCCGTTATTACTTCAAAAGCTTTGGCCGGATTTCTTTCACATTCTGCCATAATTTCAGGTGTAAAACCAAACTCCTCGGGCTTGAACTCCTTGACAAGTTCTTCAACAAGCTTAGCAAGTTGCCCCTTCATTAGGCGCTCAGGAATTTGTGGAAGAGAGCCGAGGCCAGCTCCTAACCCTCCCCCTAGACCAGGTCCAGCCTTACCAAACATATCAGCAATCTTCTTTGCGATTCCATCAAAGTCCATTGCACTCATGGACTCCTTCCACTTGTTTAAGAATTCTGCGCTCCATACATCGGATTCACTCATGGAGCATACACCAAGAACACTTAGAAACTCCTGGATAGCCTTCTGGCCTGATTCACCTAATGAGTTCCATATATCATCTGTAAGGGTTAGTGTAGGAAGGATCTTGCGAGGAACACTTGTAGGAGTTACCCCTGGAAGAACTTCCTCCTTGAAACGGCTTAGTCGGTCTGCTGGGGAAAGCTCCTTTGATACTAAAATTGCGGCTTCTAGCTCAGGAAGAGCACCTAACAGATTATCACAAAATTCGGTGTATTTTGTATCAAAAATAGATAGAATTTGTTCCATTTCTTCTGTAAGGTGTCAGATAGACTCTTTACATAGTTTTAGCGCCCTTTGTCTGGGCTAAGCACCCTTAGCCTTCAGCTCCGCTATGGGTGGTAAGGCGGCTACCTGCCTTTCGCCTTCAGCTCCGCTATAGGCTAAGCACCCTTAGCCTTCTCACATAAGACTACCAGGACCTTCAAATACTTAAATATAGCGGCACGATTTTCATCGTCAAGTGTAGGCCAATGTTTCTGGAAAATAGAGAGCGCCGAAAGCATCTCATTAAATTGAGTTGAAATCTTTCGCTGAGCTACAGAAATAATTGTCTGGACATCTTCATTGCGAATTGCTTCCGCTAACTCAACATATACATGTTCAAAAAATAGGTCTAGAATTAATCGTGGATTAATCTTTTGAGCTCCCTGAAGAGCTTCAAGGGCCATTTTAATATCCTTTTCTTCTGGAAAAGTTCCGCTGAGATCTTCAAAGAATCGGATTAACTGTGTTACAAATGCTTTAAGATTTGACATCTCACTTATTAATAATTAGTGAACTATTTTTAGACCCTCTATTGCGCAGCAGGCCGGCGCTGAGGCATTCCTTGTTCACGATTTTTCATATAATTTTCCATCTGTGAATCAAAAAGCTGCTCTTTCTTTGTTTTTTGGGATTCAGGTTGACGAGATGCTCCTGGCAAGTCAGAACCAGTGCGAGTTCCTGGAGCCCCAAGAAGTTCGAAATTGCGAGAATGAGCCCCACTATCATCAATAAAACTATAGGCATCTCGTAAACCTCCGCCCATCTCATTTGTGACCCATGCTTCTGGTTCAGCAGCACTGCCACTACCTGCGCCAGAATTTGTGCTTCCACCGCCAGATAATAACATCTTCTTTTGATAAAGCCAATTTAATACTTCTGCATCTGTCTTTATAGGTTCTTGGTCACCCTTTATAACAAGAGTCGGGACCTTCTTCAGCCAGGCAGGTAGGGGAGGCCTCTTTCCGCTATTATCAGCATCAACACATATGAAGTTAAACTCTCTCTTAAAAGGTGTCTTTGATAACTCAGTTATAAATGCTTTACTCCAATCGCATTTGTTGCTGTAGAAACAGATATGCTGGGGCGTTCCTCCGCTCATTATAGTTCCCCTTCTAGATTCTCTTGATTTGAAAAGAAAATGAATGTTAACGCAGGGGCTTGGCAGCATAAAAAATTGTTAAGTTCACAGAACCTAATAGATTTTTGCGATGTTCTAATCGCAAAAATTGTTCAGCAGTCGCTTAATAGCCACTGCCTAATATATTTTTATGCCTCAGCATAAAAATTGATTCCTTCTTTTATTCACTATTGAAAGGTAGAATCAATATGGCGGCCCCACTATTTCAGAATATTTCTACAAGTCCTAACAATAAGAATGTTTGGAATTTTCGTGTCACACCAACTCATGTCGCATATGCTAATACCCTACGCCGCTTAGTCCTTACAGGAGTTGAGACCATTGCTTTTCGCGCCGATATGACAGACACAGGGACTACAACAGATGTAACCATTACAAAGAATTCCACCCCAATGACAAATGAAATGCTTGCTCACCGTATTGGACTTTTGCCTATTTTCATTCAGGATCCTCTCAGATATAATCCTGATCAATATGTATTTCGTCTAGAAGAGACAAATGAGACCGATGTTTCTCGTGATATTACTTGCTCGAACTTTACAGTACTTGAGAAGCGTACCTCTGAACTAAAGGGAGACAATGGCGAACAAGAAGAACAACTTATTCAGATTCCAACTGAGAAATTCTTCCCTCCTAATCCCCTTACAAAGGATACTTGTCTAATTGCCACCTTCAAGCCCACCATTTATGGTGCTATGTCAGCTGAAAGTATTGCTCTAACTGCTCGCGCATCTATTGGTACTGGTCGCGAGAATGCGCGATTTATCCCTGTAAGCCAATGCTCATACATCTATAGTCGCGACGAAAATATTGAGAAGAAACGCGGCATCTATGAGAAGTGGCTTGTTCTCCACAAGAAAGTTTCGCCAGAGAGTCTAGCTCAGGACCAGGAGCGTGCCAAGATTCTTGAGCGAGAGTTTGAGACTTTGGAGGCTGCGAAGTGCTACCTTACAGATGATAAAGGTGAACCCAATTCATTTGATTTCACTGTGGAGACTGTTGGTGTTCTGAGTGTCCCTTATATTATCCAGAGGGCCTGCGAAGTTGGTGAGGCACAATGTTTGAAATATGCAAATCTGGTTGACAAAGATATCGATTCTGTGACAATTCAGCCAGCAGAGGCACGTATTCGTGGATTTGACATGATCTTTACTGGTGAAGATCATACTCTAGGGAATCTCTTTCAAACCTGGCTCGATGCGAACATGGTTGGAAAGGGAGTTGTGACATTTGCTGGCTATAAGATTCCTCACCCACTCCGTGATGAGATGCTTATTCGTATTGGGGTAGATGATGGCAAGGAAACATCTGCTCGTGCGGCTATTGCGGAAGCTGCGCGCGCTTGCGCTGCTATGTTCCGAACCTGGAAGAGCGAATGGCAGGGAGCAATTAATAGTCTAAAACGGTCCAGGTAAATAAAGATATATGGACAAAATAATCCTTATAGATAAGTTTAATTTTTTATCGATGGGTTCAGAATGTAGTGCTGCTGCAGCTATTAAAGGTCTTGGTCTTAGGATAGCATCATATCCATTTGATTGGATAAGAAGTAATAATGCAATCCCAATAATTAGATGCTTAAC